CCTTAAAAACAAGAGTATCGTTAAAGAAGCGACTGCTCAAGACAATATACATCCTTACACTTTAAAAAGAGGCACTGAAGCCGAATTGCTAAAGGGCGGAGAAATTACCAACCTTGCTTACGCTAAAGCTGTTGCAACGGCCACAAAGAAGCTAGCAAAAGATCCAACTGCATACGACGATTTACATATCTCTAACTCGGCTAAGATAGAAAAAGCCGATGCTAAATTAGGTATGACTCCAGTTAAAGGCGAAAATTTTGTAGATAAGCACAACGGCATGAAGAAAGTTAAAGGCTTTCACGATGCTAAATCAAACACAAAAGCTTCTAAGAAAGAGAACAAGAGAGGCAATCCAAAAGGCGTTAAGATGATGAAAGAGTCTTCTCAATTGGATATCCTAAAAGATCTTCTTTCTAAAAAAAAAGTTGAATTAACTGAGGACATGCATCCTACTTACGGTATGGGCCAAGAGGTTCCGTTGCCTGAAGAAGACATCAAACAATATAAAAGCAAAACCGGTATTGTAAAAGATATTTTTGGTGGTACTTTAGAATTAGAAATACAAAGAGAAGGAGAAGAGCCTTTAATTATCAATAGACAAGTTAACGTAATCGACAAGGCCAAAGAACTTGCAAACGTAAAATCTCAAGCTGACGATAAAGAAGCAAGAGATAATATGTGGTCAGATTGGGATAAGAGAGGAGAAAAGACATTCGCAGGAGTTGCCGATTTCCCTTCTAAGATAGACGCAGATCGCCAAAAGAAAACACTTGGATTGGTTGAAAAACTAAGAAAAGCTTTGGGTCTAGATAAAAAGAAAAAAGACGTAGACGAAGCATTAGACGTTGTGACTGGAACAGATCAAACTGGAAAAAAGGTAACCTTAGCAACAGTTAAAGGAGGAAAAGGCAAAGAAGCCGCGCAGCAATATAAAAAACAAGGCGCAACATCAGTAACTTCAACAACCGTAGCGTAATGGCAAAACAATTACTTATAGAGACAGCTTACTTTACTCCTACAGTTTCATTGAACGAGAGTAGAAGACACACCAACGGTAACCTAATAGTTAGCGGACAAGTGCAAGCATGCGATAAGCCAAATGCCAACAAAAGAATATACCCTTACGAAGTACTATTTACGCAAGTAGAAAAGTACATAAACGGACCCATCAGAGAAAATAGAGCTTTGGGAGAATTGGATCACCCTGAGTCTACGATTATCAACTTAAAGAACGTTAGCCACAACATCGTTAAACTTTGGTGGCAAGACAAAGATCTTTACGGTCAAATAGAAATACTACCTACACCATCAGGAAATATACTTACCCAACTTTTTGCAAATAACATTACGGTCGGTATCTCTTCAAGAGCTTTAGGATCGGTTATTCCTATCGGCGAAGGTTTGGTTCAAGTTGAAGACGACTTGGATCTTATTTGTTGGGACTTTGTATCTACCCCATCAACTTACGGAGCTTACATGAAGCCGGTTGCCAACCCAAGCGCACCAGGTCTTAGAGAATCAATCGATTTACAGATTGCTAATGCAAATACGTACGAAAGAGCAAGCCGTCTTATTTCAGACCTGATCTGTTCTCAGAGCGGAGTTTGCTGTTTAACTAGATAAAAAGACGCGTTTTAGTGAAAATCACCGTATTTATTGGTACATGCACCGATTTCTAATGCGGTAGCTAATCGAATTATATCTACATATTGCTTCACATTACAATAAGCAATCAGAACACTCATTATTTTATAACAAATGGAAAATTTGTACAAAGAGGCAATTGCAGACGCAAAAGCACTAAGAGCTAGCGCCATGGCTAACGCTAAAGCTGCTTTAGAAGAAGCATTTGAACCTAAATTAAAAGAAATGTTCCGCAAAACCGTTGAAGAAGCTGCTGACGAAATGGACGAAGCTGACGAAATGGACGAAGCGAAACATAAAGTCGAGGAAAAGAAGCACAAAAAAGATGCTGAAGAACTTGACGAAGCTGACGAAATGGATGAAGCTGAAGAAATGGACGAAGCCGAAGAAATCGATGAGGCTGAGGAAATGGACGAAGCTGAAGAAATGGATGAAGCTGACGAAATGGACGAAACGTCTTTAGAAGAAATCTTAGGTGAACTTGAAGCATTAGCTAACGAAGGCGAAAACCACGACGGCGAAATGGAAGAGGGCACAGAAGAAGAAATGGAAGAAGGCGAAGAAGACATGAACTACGAAGCAAAGTCTGAAGAAGACGGCGAAGAAGAAGTTGAAATGGACGGAGAAGAAGAAATGGACGGCGAAGAAGTTGACGGTGAAGAAGAAGAAAAAGTAATCACTATCACTTTAGGTCAATTAAAAGACATTTTAGCTCCGTATCAAGGTGAAGAAGAAGGTGCAGAAGGCGCTGAAGGCGAAGAAGCAACCGACGACATTAACTTAGACGAAATTTTTGCTGAATTAGAAGAGGCTTCAAAAGAAAAAGTTGAAGAAAAGAAAAAAGAAATGAAAGCTGGTAAAGAAACAATGGATGAGAACGAAAAAGAATCTATGGATCCAACAAAGGTTCCTGGAACTGAAATGCAATTAAAAGAAGCTAACAAAACAATCTCTTACTTGCAAACGCAATTGAAAGAAGTTAACTTATTAAATGCTAAGTACTTATTCATGAACAAATTGTTTAAAGCTAAATCATTAACTGAATCTCAAAAGATCAAAGCTATCAACGCTTTCGATAGAGCTACTACAGTTAAAGAAGTTAAAAACACATTTGCTACTTTAAACGAATCTTTCGCTGTTTCTAAAAAGAAATCAATCAACGAAGGTTTTGCTTCTCAAGCAGCTGGTATCGCACCTAAGCAGACACAAACGATCGAATCAGATCCTTTTATCTCTAGAATGCAAGTATTAGCTGGTATTAACAAAAAATAAAAATTAAATTCCATAACAAATGGCAAACTTAGTACAATCATTATTAAATGAGTCCGCTCAGAACGCTCAACAAGCTCAGTATACTGTAGCTCAGAAGCTTTCTAAGAAGTGGGCAAAATCTGGCCTTTTAGAAGGTTTGGAAGGAAACGACCAAGCTACTATGGCTATGATCTTAGAAAACCAGGCTAAGCAATTAGTAACTGAGTCTTCTAACACAGGTGGCGGCGTAACAAACGGCGCTACTTTCACTCCAGGTACTGGAGAACAATGGGCTGGTGTAGCTTTACCTTTAGTTCGTAAGATCTTCGGTCAAATCGCTGCAAAAGAGTTCGTTTCTGTTCAACCAATGAACTTACCTGCTGGATTAGTATTCTATTTAGATTTCCAATACGGAAACAATAAGGCTCCTTTCACTGCTGGTGATTCTTTATACGGTACAAACACAGCTAACTTCGGTAACGCTGCTGCTGGTGCTTTATATGGCTCTGGTCGTTTCGGATATTCTACTAACCAATTCTCTGCATCTATGATTTCTGCTACAGGATCTGATGCTGGTACGGCTGGTAAAAGTTCTGGTACAGCTTCTTTAGCTACATCTGCAGATATTGACTTCAATTCTGATTATACAGCTTCTTTAGCTGCAGGTCAACTTTTTAAAGTTAGTTTCTATAGTGCTTCTACAATTCTTCCTAATTTTGATATCGATTCAGTTAGAGCTTTCCAATTAAGTAGTTCAGCTGCTAGCATTAATGCTAACAGTGTGTTAAGTCAATTTACGGCTTATTCTACTTCTAACCAAGGTCAAGTTTCTTTCATTGTATCTTCTTCTAATGCAGTACGCGTACTTGCTACTGGATCTTATCAGATTGATTACAATAAATCAACTGATTTCGCTACAAGAGGTGATTTTGAAGACAGAACTGCAACTCAAGGTTTCTCTGTTCCTAACGCTGCTTCAGCTACTTCAATCGTTATCCCTGAGATCAACGTACAAATGAAGTCTCAAACTATCAGCGCTAAGACTAAAAAGTTAAAGGCACAATGGACTCCAGAATTCGCACAAGATTTGAATGCTTATCATTCTTTAGATGCTGAAGCTGAATTAACAGGTTTATTATCTGAGTACATCTCTTTAGAGATCGACTTAGAAATCTTAGATATGTTAATCCAAAACGCTCCAACAGTAGAGTATTGGTCAGCTAAGGTTGGTGATCAAATCAACGCTGCTAAAACTGCGTTCACTTCTAATACAACTGGTTTGTATTACAACCAAATGACTTGGTTCCAAACTATTGGTATCAAGTTACAAAAAGTTTCTAACATCATTCACCAACGTACTTTACGTGGTGGCGCTAACTTCATGGTAGTTTCTCCAGCAGTAGCTACAATCTTGGAATCAATCCCAGGATTTGCAGCTGATACTGACGGTGCAGCAGATACAATGAAATATGCATTCGGTGTTCAGAAAGTAGGTGCTTTAAACAGCCGCTACAAAGTGTACAAAAACCCTTATATGACA